TTCCGCCGCACGCAGACAAAATCACTCCGAAAATCGGCGTGATGAAACGACAGGCGAAAAAGACTGCGGTGCGCGAACACGGAACCAAATAGGAAAGGAGCTGGAATTATGTTACAGGTAGAGGAAAGCTGGGAGGAGTTTTCCTCTCAATGTGAGAGGAAGAGCGTATATTGTGGCGGACATTTCGCGTGTGGGGTAACCAATAATATTACAAGTTGCCTACAAGCTACGTGTCCCCGTCTTGCAAGTGGCAAGGTTGAGGAGAAACCGAAGCTATCGTACCCTGAGGTTTTGCAGAAGATATGCTCCTTAAACGGGTACTGTTATTTACTACTGGTTTGAAAATATGATCACGGAGGCTGAATAATGGAACAACTTAAGGAATGCCCGCTATGCGGCGGGAAAGCAAAACTGATCAAGACAATCAGCGTCAAGGTGCTGCCGAGCGGCCAGTACAAAGCCGATCCGCCAGGGTCCGCGCGGTGGTTGGTGAAGTGCGATTTCATGTGTGGAATATCAACTGGTTGTTATATAACCGTTGAATCTGCCATTGGCGCATGGAATCGGCGGGGAGGAAAGGCGTGATATGGATGAAAATAACCAAGATGTGAATAAGACATGTGCAAATGGCGACGGAAGACCCCGAGCTGGAATAAGAAACAGCGGGTATGTTTGCACAAAACAGCGGGTATGTTTGCATAAACAGCGGGTATGTTTGCATAAACAGCGGGTATGTTTGCAAGCCATTTTTATATTTCCATGAAAATCAAATAGTTACGGTGAAGAAAAAAACCGCATCATATACCAGGATTTTTCGTATTTTATCATTCATGAAAAACCAACTATACTACGGCGATAACCTCGAAATTCTACGGAGCTATATCGAAGACGAATCTGTAGACCTTGAATACCTCGATCCGCCTTTCAATTCCAACACAAATTACAATGTACTTTTTGCGGAAAAAGACGGAAGCAAAGCAGCAAGCCAGATACAAGCCTTTTCCGATACATGGACTTGGAACCAGGAAGGGGAAGCTGTTTTTGCTGAAATAGTTCTTACGGGCGGACGGGTTGCCGATTGCTTGCAAGCATTCCGAAAATTTTTAGGAGAATGCGATATGCTGGCGTATCTTGTAATGATGGCACCCCGATTAATAGAGCTTCGGCGGGTGCTAAAGCCAACCGGCAGTATATATCTGCATTGTGACCCTACGGCAAGCCATTATTTAAAAATGCTTATGGACGCAATATTCGGCGCAAAGAATTTTAGAAATGAAATAATATGGCATTATAATACAGGTGGTAAAGGGAAATCAACCTTTTTAAAAAAACATGATACCATCTTTTGGTATTCGAAAACAGATCAATATATATTTAACAGAAAAGAAATATCAATTCCAAGAAAAATAGGGACTGCACATCTTCGGTATGGTATTGACGAAAATAAAAGAGAATATTATGAAGATTTTTCTCCCCGTAAAAGTGGCAAACTATATCGGTGGTATCTTGATGAAGGCTTAACCCCTATGGATGTTTGGACAGATATACAAGCCATTAATCCAAGTGCTAATGAAAGGTTAGGTTATCCTACCCAAAAGCCAGAAGCGCTACTTGAGCGTATTATTGGTGCCAGTAGTAAACCCGGAGAGATAGTCCTTGACCCTTTTTGTGGGTGCGGGACAACAATTTCGGCGGCGCAAAAGCTTGGAAGAACTTGGATCGGGATAGATATAACACATTTGGCTATAAATCTGATTAAAAACCGATTGAAGGATTCCTTTGAAAAGGCAACCGAATTTGAAGTAATTGGAGAGCCTGTTAGTATAGCAGACGCGCAAAGATTGGCAGAATCAGACCCCTACCAATTTCAATGGTGGGCTCTCGGGCAGGTAGGGGCACGCCCAGCCGACCAGAAAAAAGGCGCGGACAAGGGGATTGATGGGCGTATTGTTTTTCAAGGTGATAAAAAGGGAGTATTTGAAAGTGTAATAATTTCTGTTAAGGCAGGAAAAACAGGATCGGCGCACGTCCGGGACCTGAAAGGGGTATTAGACCGCGAAAAGGCGGCTATGGGGGTACTTATCTCTATGCAGGAGCCTACTGCACCCATGAAAACGGAAGCGGTGACGGCGGGCTTTTATGAATCGGAAACCTGGAATAAGATGTATCCCAAAATTCAGCTACTTACAATTGAAGACCTGCTTTCAGGGAAAACAATTGAAATGCCGCCTATAAGGCAAGTAAGCGCAACCTTTAAAAAGGCCCCGAAATTTACCAAGGCGGATAGTGAACCCACAACAATGAAATTAGGCGGGCATAATTTAGCCACCCCGGAAGATATCTCATACCCAGTTGAGGACCCGTCTTAAGAAAGCCCCGGAAGGCTGGGGGATGGGATTATGTTTAAAGAGTATGATCCTGTAAAGAAAAAGTATTCCGGCAATACCGTATATCTAAAAATATGCTATATCCTGAGAGATTTTTCAGGATTGGAAAATGGTTTTTGCATTTTGGGGTTGGAATAACCACCACCCAGGGGCCTTCGAAAGGCGGCTCAGTGACTTTAACAAGTTTGAGCCGTTTGACATTGTGGAAGATGGGGCAATTCGTTGCAGGGGTGCGGTGTTCGCCCTGAAGCAGTAACCCCTGTCCTGCCTAAGAGCCGGTGGCTACAGCTTCGAACCGAGCCAGACGCCACCGGCGCAAATAATGCCGTCCTTGAGTAGCTCGAATTTCCAGTCGATGGGTTTATTTACAAGTTTAGTCACAAAAGTAGTGTCAAGAATTTCCTTGACCACCGGAGGAGGCAATCGCAATGTGAATATTGGGGGTTGCGCTGCCTTTTTAATCACTGAATCAGGCAGTAAAAAGCATTGGTGAATAGAGCAATATGCCCCTGCTTTGGTGGTAGTATCGTAATCCTCGCAAGCAGATACGATGGCTACATTCGCTTTCCCGCTGTCAGTTGCCGCAATCCAGGCCGTGTCATGTTTCCATTTCAAAACGGTCTTGGGAAACGTATCGATCACAGGGGGCGGCCGGGGAAGCGTTTCGTATTTGGTAGTCTCATGGGTAATCGGAGCAGGTACCGCGGCCTTGTGCCCGCACGAGCGAAAGCTCAGCCCGAACGCGAACAGGAATACCCCGATGAGAATTGCAAGAATTACCTTCGGCTTAATCATGGTGTCCCTCCTGTTGAATTGTTTCTTAGTAAATCGCCCTTAATCGCCGCGTGTCCAGTGGCCACGGCCTGCAGCAGCGGGCAAACACACGTCACCAGCCGATGTACCCAATGGGTAGCGGGAACGGACCATGCCGCAAGCCAAATCATGGCATTGGCCGAGATAAGCCCAGCGATATCGCGTTTTCGACCGTCAACGGCGTTCCAAAGATCAATCATCCATGAGGACAGTTTTTTCATACCGCCGCCGCGCTTCCGATTGCCGCTATAATCCGTTTCGCGCGATCGCCGACCTGCTTTGCCCATAGGCTCGTTTCCAGCTCATGAGCTGCCCCGGCGTAATCATGCGCTCTGAGGCACGCCAGGAAGTGGGGGAAGCCCTCTACGCCGCCCGGCCCCATGTTGTAGACCATATTCACGAGGCTATCCTGTACGCCGTCCGGTTGCCCGTAAAACGGGATTGCGGGCGCCTTTTCCGCGGCATCGATTGCGCGGGCAACATCGGCCATGAACCACGCCTCAATCACGTCATCGGGCACGGTCGAACCCACGGGATAATCAGTAAGCTCCGCCCCGATGAGTTTGTGCCCGGTCCCGGCTGTCGGGTTACCGGTGGTATCGATGTAAACAACGTTGCGGGTACCCTCGTCAATTTTCAGCTGCTCGTAAATCTTAGAAATGTTCATTATGCCGCGCTCCTCTCCTAATTTATAGCAGGGGCGGGAGTCGAACCCGCGATGATGGGTTATGAGCCCATTGTCTTGCCGCTTGACGACCCTGCGATTACGTGATTGCAAATATAACCCCTGCGATACCAGCGAAAACAGGGAATGTAAAAAACAACTCCGGCTTTCCTGTGGTTCCCCACGGATAAGAAAACTGGCGTCCAAAAATGGCAAACGTCGCCGGTGTTCCGTCCTGATTCCGGTTTATATCGGTCCAGCTTCCCTGAGAAATCCTAACCAGGCAGCGATTATACAGGGCGTTCAGGGAGACGAAAGCCGCCAGCGGCCACCAAAGCGCATGAGCAGCAACGCAGAGCAGTAGAAATACCGCCAGCGTTGCCATGGTCCGCGCCTCGTGGTATCGGCTATCTGAAATCTGCGGAAGGCTGGGCCATCTGTTTTTGCAGCCCT